GTGGACAACTTCATGTCAGATGACGTGGAGACACGTGCCCCCAGGTCCTTTGCAGACCTCGGCGGCGTCGGGCTTCCGCCCGACAAAGGCTGCGACCAGCTGTTCCTTGATTGTTTCGACGATCCGATCAACATGTTGCAGTTCACCGGCTACAACCCGGACCAGTTGCTGAAAGACTGCTTCCACGAGCTACGCGAGTACCGTGACGCCGCCGAGATAAAACTCGCGGAGGAACGCCCCGTCATGCTCGACTCGGCCGGCACCCCCACCTTCGTGCGGGTCGCCAGCTGCGGAGCCCCGACAGTGCCTGGGACGAACAAGCCCACACCAATGTCGCAACAGGCACTTGATGTGCTCCAAGGCCTCGGCAAGGATTTCACCGACCCCGACCATGGGAGCATCTTTGTGCTTCCCCCGTCCTCAGTTGAGGGCTGTGAGGAATCCCTCAGAGCCCAGTCTCTCGAGATGGATCTCGACTCCAACATGGACGATGTCGTCACCCCGGAGCAGATGGAAATCTTGGCCAACGCCTATGCAGAGTACCCTCCCACGGACGCCCGGTTCATCTCTCCACCCAAGCGGGGGGAGACCCACTACAACAAGATGGACCGGCTCTTCACCGACATCTACAACTCCTTCGACGGCCTCAAGTCGTCAGGGTTCTCCGCTCTGTACAAGAAGGGGACCAAGAAAGAGTACTTGAACACCGAGGCCACCCGCGGTTTCCTCTCCAAGGTCGTCATGCAGACGCTCATTCTCCGGCTCATTTATGCGCCGTTCTTGGGTTGCATGTCCCCCATCGAGATGGTGATCGCCGGTCTCAAGGACCCAAGCATCATCTTTTCCAAGAAGGAAGCGCACAGCCGCAAGAAAGCAAACAAGAAGACCTGGCGTCAGATATGGTGCTGCTCCTTGCGGGATGCTGTGTGCACTCTCGTTATGCACTACATGCAAAACAAGGCCGACATCTCGGCCTACTCACTCGGCGGCCTGCACAGTCAGGCGATCGGGTTGGGACACCACGATCTCGGCATCGAAAGGTTTGGAAAGACCTTAGATTACCTTGTAGACAAGTCTCCCGACGGTCGCCTGTTCGATAGGGACGCCAACGGCTGGGACCTCAGTGTCTGTCGTGATGCTATCATGATCGACGCGGAACGCTGTGCGTACTGCGCACGCGATTCGTTGCGGAACCCCAACCGTCTCATTCTGCTCTTTCGACTGCTTGTTATACACGCACTCATCACCAGCGCCCATGTGGCCTGCCTGGGAAAGTGGCTGTGGGAATGCCTGAAAGCAGGGATCACCGACTCCGGAGGTCCTAGCACTTCTGCGCAGAACAGCCCCATCCGCCAGATCCAGGCCATGTTGGCTGGAGCCGCAGCTGCTTGCAGCCTAGGCGACGACCTCATCACCGCTGGCGACGTCCTCGAATACTTGCTCAGGAAATGGGGCGTCAAGACGAAAGTCTTGGCCAACGGCGAAGGGTCCAACCCTGCGGCGGGTCCCCACGACTACACATCTCATCGATGGCGCAAGACCGAAGGGACTTGGACCGCAGAGTTCTTGAACCTGGACAAGCTCATTGCCCACGCAGACCTCCGAACTATCCCAACGGCGGACGGCATCCGTATGCTGTCTGACGACGCACGGGCCGGTATGATGTTCTGCCTTCGGCACTCGCCGGACCAGCTCGAGATCTTCGTGCGATTCTGCAAGGGCATGAACTGGTGGAAG